CGCTTGTGTTGGTTTACTAGACACCAGATAATCATTAAAGGTTTATAATGGATATACATAACTTAGAATTAGATATAGCGTGTTATGCAACTGCTGTGTACCATGAAGTTAATAATAGAACACTAGAAGAAAAGGTCGGGGTGATTAATGTCATACGTAATAGGTTACATACTGGTTATTGGGGTCGTGATGTATGCTCTGTTGTTTATGCTAATGGTCAGTTTATTGGGGTTACGGATGAACGTCATCCAAAAGTTAATACTAGGGCGTATTTGGAAACTAAACTTTTGGTTATTGATACGATTGTTCTTAATAAACATGCAAATCCAGTTGCAAATGCTTTATATTTCCATGATGACTCAATACCGCCAAAGAAAGAATGGTTTGGTAAAAGGAAAAAAACACACATAGGAAGGATGGTATTTTACTAATGATATATTTTACATTTAATATTAGCAATCCGTTTGCTGAGTATAAAGAACAAGAGGTTGCATGGAGATTAATTAAAGACAATAATCCATTTAGCAACATAACGCTTTACAAAAACATTGATAATTTATTATCATTAAGTTTTTCTATTACATTAAAAAGTGGTTATGTAGAAATAGGATTTTTAGGATATTCCTTATTATTGGATAAATCATGAAAAAACAACCTGTAGCATGGCTTTATGAAGAGTTTGATGTTAGGTCTGGTGATTTAAAGAAGTCTTATTTATGGTCATTTCATCCTAATCAGCTTTCATATTTAAACGACCTAAAGAATACAACGCATCATATTAAGATAACACCATTAGTTCCTGGTGAACCTGTAGAAGAATATAAAGGATTATCTAAATACGATAGTAAGAAACTAACGGAGGCACATGGTGGACTCTAAACCACTAACCCAAGAAGAAATAATTAAGATATATAAAGAAGCATTTGGTAAAGGTGACCAACTTGTCACGCTTGAAAAGATATTTAAATTTGCTAGGCTTATAGAACAATTGCATGGAGTAAAAGATGTACACTAAACTAGACGACCAACGACAAGCAAAATTTATCATTGGCTATATTACTGCACATCCTGGTTGCAGCATTAAAGAAATTGTGCAAGAATGCGTAACTAATAGAACTAGGTTAAAGTATTTAGAAAGCCAAGGATACTTTACTTTGCCTAAATGGACTTATAGCAATGAACTAGATAAACGATTTAAAAATAGAAATTATGTATCTGTAACTGTAGGTAGGGAGTATGGTAAATGGGAAGAGCAGAAAAGATATTAGATGTAATAGTATGGTTGTTAGTTGTTGGTGGTATGGGTTGGTTTGCTTATGGTTGTTATCAATTAATTGATTTATTTTTTCTAAGGGGATAGTTATGGTAGATATGGTGAATAGACCTCCACATTACTTAGTGGGTGGTATAGAAGCAATAGATGTAATTAAAAGTCGTTTAACAAAAGAAGAGTATATTGGTTATCTTAAAGGTTGTAAGTTAAAATATGACTTACGTTATCCGTTTAAAGATAATCCACAACAAGATTTAGAAAAGTCTGATTGGTATAAGCATAAGTTATTAGAAGCTACTAGAGACGAAGATGCTGTAAACCCACCTGAAGTGGAAGCTATCTTAGAAAGATTTGATGATGAGTAAAATATATTGGGTATTTATCGTGGTATTAGCTGCATTAGCTATTTGGGGAACAGAAAAAGCTATGGGTCAAACCACTACTATACTAGCACCTGATGGGTCTGTAACCGTCTGTCAGGTTTATAATGGTACTGTAATTTGTGTCTAATGCTATGCGTAATGCGTATGCTAGTCATACAGACTTTGGCTTTTTAAAAGGTGTAATACTAGACAATCCAAAAGCTATGCCATCTAACATTGACATGGTTTTTGAAAGACGTGGAAACTTTCTTATTGGAGAGTGGAAGCGTGAAGATGAGGATATATCTCTAGGTCAAAAAATACTGTTAAAAGCATTAGCAGACCAAGATAAGTTTACTGTGTTAGTTATAAATGGGTATAGTGATGATACTGGAACTGAGGTAAATAACTTTTACAAGGTTACCCAGGATAAACTTGCTATTCTTGGTAATGGTATAGAAGGATTAAAAGACTATATAGACGCTTGGTATCAGTCATCTAATGGAGTAAGCTCAGAATAGAGGGATAATTCTTCCCCTGATATTTCTATAAGTGAATCATCATCTAGTTGAATGACAATAGTGCTATCGCCATGTAATGCTTCACAAGATACAATCACTCTGCCTAGCATGTGATTACATATAATCTCTACATCTGAACGTTGCATAATTGTCCTATATATTTACTAAAGAGTCTTTGGCAATCTTTTCTGATTTAACAGACCTTGCCCACGACCCACAATTTTGACATTGATAGCGTTGATAAATAGCAGTCCTACTTCTTTGTGTACCACGAGATTGTAATTTTCGTGAAGCACAATTAGGACAACAAACGTCAGCAGAATATGCGTTATGATTTGGATGTTGTTTAATCCAACCTTTGAATTTATCGTAGACTTTCTCAAGTAATATAACATCATTCTTATTATACTCTTCCATAACTTTCCATGCCTTACGGTCATCATTCATACATTTGACCCATAAAGCATGACCTTCATGTTCTGTCTTGCTACCTAATCCAAGAGCCTGTGCAACATAGTCTAATTTGTTAGAAACAAATCTAAACTGTCTACGAGCTACTTGAAGTAAATCTATCTGTTTGGAAGGTGCTGGAGGAGGCATACCAGAGAGTAAGAACTCTTTGTGTAGTATCGGTATGTCAAACCTAGAACCGTTGTAGTGAACTATGGCATCAGCTTCGTCAAGAAGTTTATGCACAGAGTCTAGCATCTTTTGTTTGCCAGATTTTTGGATAGAGTCAAACATAATTTTAGATTCACCGTACCACTTGGCTGCATAGCACAGGGTGTAAGATGATTCTAGTAATTGGTTTATAGAGATGTTTTGGTCAAAGATACCCCAGACATGAGCAGTATTTGGTGCTACTTCTATATCAATAAGTAATATTTTCATAGTAGTCTCTAAAGTTGAGATACTTTATTATATACTAGATAAATAATTAACATGAGTAATACATATTTAAAGTGGTCTATAGCACAAAGGATATCGCAGATAAGATAATCTAGCATATCTTGATAGTAGCTGTTTTAGCTTTTTTTAGTTTGTCAAAGAACTTCTTATAAGCTATTTTAGAGTTACCTATGAAGTCTTTACCTGCCCATGTTGAGCCAAGTAATATACATCCATCTGTATCTGCTGAAGTGTTGCCTGAATGGATACGAACACCTGTAAAGTCAGGAACGTTTAGTATGTGTGGCATGTCCTGTTTAAAGCGTACAGAAGCGTCTATAATGAGTTTATATTCACCAATAGGGATAGCAGTCTTACCTAATACTTTAGTGCCATTTCTGACTACATCTTCTAATGTATAACACTCATATACACCATCTACATACATCTTGCCTATAGTATGTGTATCTTTAAATTCAAACCTTTTTACTTCAATTAACATATGAATTAATATATTCCAATGCACGAGTTAAGTAATCCATAACTGCAATAAATACTAAAGCAATACCCATGATTATAAATAACAATCCTACTACAATAAGTTTAAGTATGGATAAGCCGATAAAATTAAGTATGTTTAAGAATATCATTTAGCACTTTTTTTAATGTGTATAGAAGCCAACAGCACTAGCAAAGTTATCTACTTCAGGTGTTGCTGTACCGTTAAGGTGCATAATAACCCATGTAGAAAGCACAAGCAGACCTATAACAGGTCTCATAAGTCTTATGATAGCTTCTACCCAAGGGTATGATGGATTACCACCACCAGCTTCATTCATAACTTTAAAGAACTCTAAGTCAATTTGTTTCATTTGAGTATATTGTTCTATAGTAGCTGGCTTGAATTGGTCAGGTGCTATAAAGCGATTAATAAGTGATTTACCTAAGTCTACTGCTAATGGTCCTAATGCTGCTAATATGGTAATTGGGTCTATGATATTCTCCTTATAATTCTTTAGGGTCAAAGCCATACATCTTGGCTACACGCTTTTGTAGTTTTAAGAATAAACCTTTGTGACTAGCATACTGTTCTGTTTTAGGTGAATCTAAATATACGCACATGTGGATAATCTCATGGCATAGAGTCATTAAGACAGGATACAAATGAGAATGACGTGCAGTAGATATAGTGATAACATGAGGTTCACCTTGTTCTGGTGGTTCATATTGTCCACATATAGTATCGTCATGCAATACTACGAAGTCTACTTTAGATGCAGGTGGTAGTTTATACTCGTCAAATATGGGCATTTCTATCAGAGCTGAATATAGGTTTGCTATATTGTTCTCTGTAATAAATGTCATTTTGTGAAGTGTGTCAATAAAAATACAATAACGAAACCTGCTGTACCTAAAAGTATTTGCTCTAGGCGTTTGAGTCTTGCGTTTATTTGCTCATAACGTAACGCACAAACTTCTTCATGCGTACTTAAACGTGATTCTACGTCTGACTTTACCATTACT